GTAGCGGTCGTCGTCGGCCGTGTCGCCCAGCTTCAGCGTGGCGCTCGTTGCCGAGTTCCAGGCCGTCAGCACGGTGACATCGCCGCCGACCAGGATGGCATTGCCGGGCAGGTCGAATGCAGCCTCGGCCGTGCCGTAGGCAGTTGGATCGCCGAAGCCGATGTCCAGATAGGCGACGATCAGCTCCTGGCGCGAGGGGTTTTTCTTGAGGGGCATGGTGCGCTCCTTCAGCAGCAAAGGGACAGAGCACCGGGACCGACAGGCCCCGGCGAGAGGCCTGCTTAGGGCAGGAAGTGGTCGATGGTGAAGAGGCCGAAGTCCTCGACCGACTTGTTGTAGATCGAAGGGAACTGGGGCTTGAGGAAGCCGACCAGCTTGTCGATGTTCAGGCCCACCTGGCTGTTGTACTGGAACGTCTTCTCGTCCCAGTCGCCAGGGCCCAGGTCCGCCATACCCAGGGCCTGGGCGCCACAAACCAGTGTGCGAGTGCCGTTGACGTTGCCGCCCGCGCCCCACTTCTGGCCGACGGCCGCGCCCTTGGTGTTGTAGACCAGGTTGAACTCGTGGATCACGGCACCGTCGATGGTCACCATGGCGCCCGTGAACCATGGCGAGTTCTGGCCATCCCTGGCAGCAACGGCTGTCACCGCTTCACGATAGGCCTGATCCTGCTTCAGCAGGCCCAGCGTACCGGGCTGCACGAACACCACGTAATGTGGCTTGCCGCCGGCCATCAGCGGCTTGATGCGGTTCTCCTTCGCATAGGTGGTCGCCTGCACGATCATGTTGTAGTTGGGCTTGAACGACGAAGCGATGGCACCCGTGTTCGACAGATCGAGGCCCGAGCCGTCCCACATCAGCGAGCGCTTGGCACTGGGCGGGCGCACGTCGGCCGCGAAGTCCAGGCTGGGGAACACAGAGCCGGCATCACGGCGGGAGCCGTCGTTGTTGAACTCGTAGCTGATGCCCGACATGGTCAGGAATGCCAACTGGTCGCAGCGGTTGGCCAGCCAGTAGGACAGCTTGTCGCGGCCCTGCTGACGGAAGTTGATGGTGCTGCGCTGGTCGGACAGCTTGCCGGTGTTCTTCACGCCATGGCTCAGCAGGTCATACGTGATGATCTGGCTGTGCGATTGCATGGATTCTTCATTGCCTTCGCGCTCGTTGTCGCCGCGAACGCCATCGCCGACCAGGTCAGCCACCAGCTGAATCACGCAGGCCTCGGCACCCTTCTCGTTCTTGGTCAGCTCCTTGACCACCTGGATGACGTTGTTCTCGCCCTTGCCCGAGAACTTCTTGAGAAACATCAGGTCGCGCGCGGCGCCCCAGGTCTCACGGGCCCAGGCCAGCTTCTGGACTGGGGTCAATGCAGCAAAATTGGTTTCCATTTCATGCTCCTGGAAGTTGGTTCACTTTTCGGGACATGACGCCGCCCAGTTGCGAGAGACATGGCTTTGGGCGGCCAAGAGCGCCAGGCAGCTTTACGCCCGCCCAGGGCGACAACCCGTTGAGCCTGAGCCGGCACGGAGGGTGAGGCCGTGCCGGCTGGTTGAGCCCCGCTCAGTCGCCACGAAGGCGCTTGCGCTCGGCCTCGGGAAGCTCCATGTACTCGTCGTCGGTGATCTTGGTGGGATCAATCGCCGCCGCCGTGGTGCGGTTTCCAAGGCCAGCCTGCACGCTGGGGGGCTGGAGCATCGAGTGCTGGGCCCCGCGTCGTGCGGCTCGCTCAGGGCGTATATCAACAGAACCACCCTGCCCCTGGATACCCCCAGGGGGGTGACCGGCCGGCGCGAAGCGCGGCGCGATGGCATGCACCGCCTCCGTCATGGCCTGGCTAAGGGGTACGCCACGATTGATCTTCATTGCCACGGAGTCCTGGATCAGTTCCAGTGCATCCGCGCCTTCCTCGGTTTCCAGGTACGGGTAGGCCTCGATGAGGCTTTCGGCCGTCGCGAGGTCCCGCGCCTCCGCCGCGTTGGCAGCGGATGCTTGGGTGTAGCGCGCGAACGCCGAGTCCTCGATCGCCGCATTGATCTGCATGCGCAGCTTGGCGGCCTCCTTGGTGTCGCCGTCCAGCATCAGTTGCGCGTACTGCTCCTCGGCCTGTGCGATGTCGAACTGCCGGCGCTCTGCGGCAGGCGCGGGTGCTGCAGCAGGCGCAGCGGTCTGTCCAGGCTGGCCGCCACGCAGTTGTGCAAGCTCGGCCTCCAGCGCAGCGGCACGCTCCAGCGCAGCCTTGCGCTCATCGTTGACAGCGTTGAAGCGGGCTCGGGGAATGCCGCCACCGCGCGTGCCATGACCGCCACTGCCATCCTCTTCGGCGCCATGGGCCACTTCGCCTTCGGCGGGCGGCTGGCCACCGCCACCACCGTCACCGCCTTCGCTGGCCACCAGCGCCAGGGGGGCCTCCTGGCTCAGGTCGTCGCCATCCAGGTCGCCGCGCAGCTTGCGGCGCTCCTCTTCGGGCAGGGCCAGGTAGTCGTCGTCGGGATCCGCCACGGCGGTGTCGGTGCCAGAGGTATCGGTACCCTCTTCGCCAGCAGGTGCCATGTAGCGGAACAGGATCTTCTTCAGCAGCGGGTTCATGGTTCTTCCTCTTCAGTGGTGGTTTGGTGGTTCACTTCCGGCTACGCGCCGGCAGGTCGTGGAGATGTCAGCCCAGGTCGGGGCCGGGTCGTTCGATGCCGCCCTCCTGGCCGGCCGCCGGGCTGGCAGGGCCGGCTGGCGTCAGCGGGTCGGTGTTGCGTTGGGGCCCGTCCAGCCCCGGCAGCGCCTGGACGGGCTGCGGAACGATGGGTCCGGCGTCGCGGTCCACGTAGCCGGCCGAGCGCAGCATCGAGTCGGCGATGGGCGCCGCGCCCGGATTGCGCGCAATCTCCAGGGCTGCCTGCGTGCCGCTGTACTGCGACTTGATGGCCACATCCACGGCCTGCGCATCGGTCTTGCGGGCCTGGGCGTCGATCAGCCGGGCCTGCGCCTCGGCGCGCGGATCGACCGGCTGCTGCCCCTGCATGCTGGCCAGGATCTCCTGCTTGTCCGCCAAGTTGGAATGCTTGATCAGCGTTGGGTCCGGGATGGCCACGCCGGCCTGCTTCATCTCCAGGGCCTGCTTGAACTGCGAGTTCTCGAAGGTGACCTGGGCCGGCTGCTCCGTGATCACCACGTCGTAGGTGCCGATGGTCACGTCGTTGATGTAGGTGCCCGTGCGGGGATCGAAGCGGTTGATCTCCAGGGTCTGGTCCGTGGGCTTGCCGGTCAGCGGATCGGTCTCGGTGATACGGAACACCCGGTAGCTGTCGTAGTAGCGCTGGATCAGCTTGAGGATCCGCTTGGCCAGCAGGTGGCGGGTGTAAGCCAGGTTGTCCAGCGGCACGGCCAGCTGCTGCTGCGCGGCGAACTGCTTGGACTGGATTGCGATGCCTGGCTCGTTGGCGCCGCCGATGCCGCGCATGGCCTCGGGCACAGTCACGTCCTTGAGCACGCCACTGGCCCGGTCCAGAATGCGGTCCATCCCAGAGGGCACCTGGTTCGGCTGTATCTTCTCCGGCTTCCGGGCCCCCTTCTTCACCTCGATATGCAGCCCCGTGGCGCCGCCGCGCCTCTCCAGCTCGTCGGGGCCCATGTTGGTGATGCTGCCCTGCTCTGTGATCCAGCCACCATTGGCCGAGCTGCTCAGGATGTGGATGATCTGGGACATCGCCTTGTTGACGATCTCCTGCGGGCCGATGGCGTCATCCACCATGCCGCCGGTCCGTCCGCGCCGGAAGTAGGCGAAGTACGGCACCACCGTGAAATGCTCGTAGGGGCTGAAGGTGTCGTGCAGCGTCGCGGTCATTGTCGTGACGGTCCACTTCACCCGGCGGATCATGCGCTTGGCACGCACAGCACCCTGGGCCAGGGCGTCCGCGATAGAGTCCGGCGCCATGTGATCCTCGATCTGCACGTCCTTTGTGAGGGGCCAGACCATGCAGGCCGTCGCCTCGTACACCCAGCGTTGGCGGTCGATGATGCGGTAGCGCAGCAGCCCATCCTCCGCCAACGAGCCGGCATCGTAGGCGCCCAGGCGGTTGCGGCTGGCGAACTTGCTGCGCGACTCCTCGTCATCGAGATCGCCGAAGTCCTCGCCCGCGTCGTGACTGGCCTCAGCCTTCTCTCGCGCCTCCTTGCCGTAGAGCTGCTCGATCTCGTCCAGGGTCAGCCAGCGCGTGATGATGACGTCGCCCCACTTGTCGGGGTCGTAGCTCTTCGCGTCCGGGTCCGGGATCACGTCCATCGGGTCCAGCGTGCCGATGACGATCTCGCCCTCGATGTTGTCGTCGAAGTTCATCCGCAGATCGAAGTACCCGCGCTGCTGGATCACGCCGTCGCTGAACACCTGTGTTTCATGCCAGTGCAGGCCCGCCATGTCGGCCACCTGCATGGCCACCTTCGACAGGATGGTGGC